TTATGCCTGAAGAAATGGTCAATGACCCGCAGTTCCAGGCATACGCTAACTAAGGAGACACAATGACACTAGTACATAACTCAGTAACTGTACCGGCTACTACGGCCACAGTAATTGCAACCATTCCAGCAGGAAACCCGCTTACTTGCGTTCACGTATCTAACTCAGATTCTGCCGCTATATTTGTAGGTGACTCCTCTATATCTAACTCTGGCGTTGACAAAGGAGTTAAAATTTCCGCAGCTGGCGCTCTTGATTTTTGGTTAAACGCAGGAGATTCACTTTACGGTTATTCTGTTTCCGGCACTTCAGCTAATGCTGTTGCTGTCCTGTTCTCTACGGTTACTCGCTAATGGCTAAAGATACGAACCCTTGTTGGGATGGCTACGTTCAAGTAGGCATGAAGATGATGAAGGGCAAACAAGTTCCAAACTGCGTCCCCGCAGGTTCTGGTAAGAAGAAAGTTGCAAAACCTACTACAAAGAAAGCTGGTAAAAAATAATGTGCAAAGGATGCGGATGTGGTTGTTCAAAGCCGGGCTGTAAGGGCGCGTGCAAGAAGACTGCTAAGAAGATGTCACCAAAGCAAAAGAAGCTTGATATGGATAAAGATGGCAAGCTAGAGAAGTCTGACTTTGCTGCCCTTCGTAAGAAGAAGAAGAAGTAATGTGCGCGACTTGCGGCTGTGGAGCTCCAAAGAACAAGCACGGGATGAAGACACTACAAGCGGCGAACAAGAAGTTTGCTGCAAAGAAGGCTGCACCTGCAAAGGGTAAGAAGTCGACAATGGTCAGAAAGAAGGGCATGTAATGGCTGCAATGGGAGCTATGGCTGGCAAGTACACAGAGGCCAAAGATAAGAAAAAAGATGCAAAGATGACCAAGGGAATGACACCTGCTCAAAAGGCTAAGTTTGAAAAGGCCGACAAGGCTCACGCAGATAAGAAGAAGCCTAAGACCATGGAAGAAGATAAAAAAATGGACGCCAAGATCATTAAGAAGATTAAGAAGAAATAAATGAAAAAAGTACTAGCACCAGGGGCTATGAATAAAATCCATAAAGCTGTGGCTTCTCAAAAGAAGGCACAGGCTACCCCGGCCGCTAAACCAGCAATGACCAAGGTAGTAACCAAGACGGTTCACTATGGCAAACCAACACAAACAAAGCCAGCTAAAAAGAAGTAAGCGATTAGCCCCCGCAAGGGGGCTTCTTGCTTTATGCTTTAATTAGTTCCATGCGGGAACTAGCGTTTTACCCTTGCGATGTACCTTGCCCTACTCCGATTGGAGACTGCCATGTCTAACGACAAAAAGGTCGATGGACCGGACGGCGTTGCTTTTGCTAAAGCATTCGTCCAGAGTATGACCTCGAAAGAGGACAGTGCAAAACTCGCAAATGGCTTGATGGGCGCGTACTTCCTAGGGAAAGCAATTCGCTATGTCGACAAGAAAAAATGACACAGCGACGATAGTCAGCGCAGATGCTGCCTACATCCTAATCCCAATTTTAAATGCCCAGCTAAAAAGCATGGCAAGTGCGGCTATGTGGCCTTCACATATTGTTGACGCCATTTTTGTAGATTACCAAGAAGATGACCTAATTGTTGACTACCCAGACAATCTAGGCGATGAGATCGACGATCTAGAGTATGGCTCAGGCACACAGCTTCCAAATCCGGTAGTCCGACCTTTTGTTGCCCGCTGCGGTCAGATTATTAAAAATACAGTTGGCGCAAAGACAATTGACGAAATCCTGATATTGGAGGACGTATTCAATGGGTAATCCATTTATTATTGCAGAAGACCTTGCCATTAAAACTTTACTTGGTGGCATGACAGTCTCTGATGAAAAGAACCCAGCCAGACAAGTAAAAGTGTGGTTTGGTTACCCTGACGTTGAAGTTCGATCACAGGAATTTCCTTTTGTCACAGTCGACCTAATCGATATCGTTCCAGCTAATGATCGCCAGTTCTCTGGTCGGCTTTTTGACAACGATTACCGCGGAACTATTGCTCCAGCTAATAACCGTATCTATACATATGACGAGCCAATTGCGTATGACTTGGTCTACCAAATAACGTCCTATTCTCGCCATCCACGACACGACAGAGCTCTTATGTTTCAGCTAATGAATAAGTTTCCATCAAAGTATGGGTTCCTGCGAGTACCAAATGAACTTGGTACAGAACAAAGCAGTCGCTCCATGTTCCTTGATGGATTTGTAAAACGAGATGCGGTAGATGGCGAAACTGGAAACAGACGTCTTCTTCGCAATGTACTAACTGTAAGAGTAATCAGTGAAATGACGCCTACACAGGCTAAGGTTGCTGGAAAAACGGTTGTTACAGTCTCTATTAATGAAAATAATCCGTCTATCCCTTCTGACTTCAATACGGTCTAACATATGTCACCTACGTCAAAATCTAAGGAGATAATTTAATGGCATTCAGTCGCCCGGGGGTATACGTCCAAGAGACGCTCAACCCTATTTCATCCATTGCCGTTCCCAACTCTGCGTCAATTGGCGCATTTATTGGGCCAAACGACAAGGGACCTTTAACACCAACACTCGTAACATCATGGAGCGAGTACACAAAGCTATTTGGAACTTGGAACACAAGCACTGGAACAGGTGCTGCTAACAACGACCTACCACTAGCTGTTTATATGTTTTTTTCTAACGGTGGAAGCCGTGCATATGTTGCTCGCGTAGCAACAGGCGCAGTTGCTGCTTTTAGAGTATTTAACGATCGCGCTGGTACACCGGTTGCAACTCTTCGACTTCAAGGTATTAATGTTGGAGCTTGGGGTAATCAACTTAACGTAACAGTTTCAGACTCAACAACAAGCGGTTTGTTTGATCTTACAGTATATGATGGCGGTACTACAGATGCTTTCGTTGTAGAGCGTTTTACTGATCTATCAATGACCTCTACAAATCCTCGTTATGCGTTGTCTGTTATTAACAACCAGTCTTCATATATTGTTGCTCTTGATCAAGCATCAGCTTCAGCTGGAGCTCTTAAGACACCAGCTAACGTAGTTAACGCATCATTATCAGGCGGTACTAACGGAAGCACAATTACCAGCATTACAAACTACAGTGTGTTTGACACTATTAACGCTTCATTAATTCTTAACGTTCCAGGAGCCACAGCTGCTGCAACAGTTAACGCTGCAATCTCATACGCAGCTGGACGTGAAGACGTTTTTGTTGTTATTGACGGTAGTTCTGACACAGTTGCAAACCAAATTACTTTGGCTGCAACATACACACCAAGCTCATTTGCGGCTGTTTACTACCCACGTCTTTTGATTGCTGACCCAACAGTTGGCGTTGGAGGAGCTGGAAACGCTAGCCGTTTAATGGGGCCTGGAGGCGCTGTAGTAGGTCTTTATGCAGCAACTGACGCATCTCGCGGAGTTTACAAAGCTCCAGCTGGTCTTCAAACTCGTGTTGCTGGTGCAGTGTCTGTTACTGCGCTTACAAATAGTGAGCTTGACAGCTTAAACACAGCGGCAGCACCAGTAAACGCAATTAAGTTTGTACCTGGCTCTGGCATTGTTGTTATGGGTGCTCGCACACTCAAGGCTGGATACGTTGATAAGTACGTACCAGTTCGTCGTACACTTATCTACTTGCGTAAGGCTCTTTCAGACCTTACACAGTTTGCAGTCTTTGAGCCAAACGACCCAGCTCTATGGCGTCGTCTTGACTCAACAATTAGCAGCTTCTTGACAGGGTTCTGGTCACAAGGTGGTTTGGTCGGAGCGACCCCAGCTGAGGCCTTCTTTGTTCAAGTTGATAGTGTTAATAACCCGCAATTAACTATTGATAATGGTGAAGTAAACATTTCAGTAGGTGTGGCTCTACAGCGCCCAGCGGAATATGTAATCATCAAGATCGGTCAGTTTGACGGTGGAACCACCGTTACTGTGGCGTAAAGGAGATAAGAAAAGATGGCAAGCAGCATAATCAATCGCTTTTCTACTCTAGCAACAGATCCGTTACGCTCGTTTCGGTTCTATGCTGAGTTTAGCAAAGCTGGTCTAAACAACGAAGATGTGATGGATGTACGTATCACATCATCAGCATCAGCAGCAGCATCATCCGGTACTTCAACCGGATGGGTTGGTGGATTTACATCAATTAGTGGGTTAAATATCACAACTCAGTCAATCCAGTACCGTGAAGGTGGCTATAACACCACTGTTCACCAAGTACCTGGTATGACAACATTTAGCCCAATCACATTCCAACGTGGCGTTCTTTACGGAAATGACCAAGCACAGACCTGGATGCGTGGCATGTTTGCCGCAGCAGCTGGAGATGGACTTGCGACTGGAAGCAAGACATTCCGCGTTAACATTAAGATCTACGTAATGGATCATCCAAACGCAAACGCATCAGATGCAAATACCCCAAAGATGGGCTTTGACATCCGCAACGCTTGGATCACCCAGCTTAACTACACAGATCTAAACGCTAATGACGGAGCAATCTTGTTCGAGTCAATGGCACTTGTACACGAAGGTCTATCAGTATTCTTTACTGATTCATCCTACACACCAATCGGCCGCACAGCTATTAAGTAACAATTAACCAAGGAGTATAAATTGTCTGAAATTATTACCGACGCAGCATTAGTATCAAAATTCGCTGAACAAGCTATGCAAGAACCCGAGAAAGTTATTGAAACTCGGGAACCTTTAGACACAGAGGTGGAGCTACCTGGCGGATTCATAACAGAGTCCGGCCAGGTAGTTACTACCGCTGAAGTTAAAGAGTTAAATGGAGCTGATGAAGAAGCTATTGCAAAAGCAGGCTCAACAGCTAAATCAATGAATGTTCTTTTAGAACGAGGTCTTGTAAAGCTTGGCGGTCAAGAGCCTACTCGAGATGACATAGACGCTCTTCTATCTGGAGACAGAGACGCAATTTTGCTGGGTATCCGCAAGGCTACTTTTGGCAAAGACATGGAACTTCGTATTCGATGCAACCGTTGCGGCGAAGAGCAAACCTCAGTTATTGATTTTGACACAGATATCCCAGTGCGAAAGCTTAAGGATTCTGTAAGAGACCGTAACTGGGTAGTTGAAACAAAGTCAGGACCAGTAGCAGTAGCTTTGCCAAACGGCATTGTGCAACGAAAGCTTATGGAAAGTGTAGACCTTACAGTTCCAGAAGTTAACACAATTCTTTTATCTGGCTGTGTTACCGCTATCAACGGCTCAATTTCTGTAGGTGCTTCTGGCCCTCTTTCTTTGGGTATGACTGACAGAACAAAGATTATTGATTCAATTGTGTCAAAGAACCCAGGCCCACGCCTTGGGGAGGTGACCAAGGCTTGTAAGGCATGTGAAGAAGAAATCAATCTTCCTCTCAGCCTTATGGACTTGTTTCGCTTTTAGTAAAACGCAATATGACTTACTTTTAGATCAATACGAGTTATTGACTAGAAGCTTTACCGGTTGGACTCTTACGGAGATTAAAAATCTTTCTGTAAGAGAGCGAACTAACTGGATTGAACGGGCTCAAAGGTTTATTAAGAAAGGGTAATCATGGCAGAAGATCCAAAGAGCGCAATGAACATGCGTTCTATGCAGGTCGTTAGCGACCTTGAAACTGCTATGAGTCGTCTTGTTAATAAAGGACGTGAGTTTAAAGGTGAAATTACTGGGGCTAACAACGCACTAGTAGTTACCTCTACTCGAGTTAATGGCCTAGACCTTGGCGGTGGCGGTGGAAGAGCTTCAAACGAGCTCTTTCCAGATCCACAGTTCTCTGCTCCCGCTGGAGGAGCTGTCGGAGGCAGCAATGTCGGAGGTGGCGGAGGCGGTGGCTTTGGCGGCTTTGGCGGCATAGGTAGCGGTCGTATCTTTGACAACGCTAGACCTGTTATTAGTGGTGCTGGCGGTAACGGCAACTTTACTCGTAACCTAACTGATTACGTAAAAGAAAACCCATCTGGGGCAATGCTGTACGGTGGTCTTACAGCCGGTAAGTTCTTAAACCCAGCTGAAACTGTTGTTGAAGCTGAGCTTCTTATGCAACGTGCTGCGTTTTTCCAAAATGCAACTGGCGCTGGCGGCAAGTATGACAAGAGCCGCTCTAATGAGCTTTTTGCATCTGGCGGTTCAGCTGACTATGAAACCATACGTAAGCTACAAGGTGAGTTTGCTAAAAAGGGAACAATTAACGACCAGATGGACGTTATGCGAGCCATGGTTGCTGGACAAACCTATGGTTTAACTGGCACTAACTTTTTGATGGGCAAAGATGGAACATCTGCTGGAAGCGTTATGGGTGGTGTTGCCAACCTATCTAACCTTGTACCGGGTGCTGGAGCTGAAGGAACACTTCGTGCTTATGGCGCTATGCAACAAGGTCGCAGCGTAAATATGCTTCGCGGTATTGGTATTCGTATCCGCGATGAGCAAGGCAATATGAAACCGCCTGATCAGGTAATTGACGATATTTGGAAAAAAATTACCCATGATTACGCAAAAGCTTACGGATCTGGCGCAACTCCATCTGAGCAAGATGTAAAGATTGGTTTGCAGCCTGGTAACTCTATGGATTCTATGCTTAACCAATACTTTGGTAATGATCCAATCTTGCGTCAAATGGTTGCTAATGGTCTTATCTACAAAGCACGTACTGGCGGAGCCGCAATCACAAAATCTGGCGTAATGGATGCTGGCGGCACAACTGCTTCTGTTCTTTCACGAAGCAACCAGACAGCTACTGGAGCAGTACAACTTGGTCAAGTATCTGTAGCTGGATCAGCTGGTGCACGTGGTGCGTTTGAAACGCTTAATTTATTTGGTGAAATTTTTAACAAGATTGATGCTGGAACAGGTTTACTTGGAGAAGCAACCAAAGGTAAAGCCTTCCTTGAAACACTTCTTGGCGGTGGCAACGGAGCAAATGGCGACATTGCCAAGCTACTCCTTGGTTTCCTTGGTTTAGGTAAAGCTGCTGGTGGTCCCGTAAAGGGAGATCAGCCATACCTTGTTGGTGAAAAAGGACCAGAAATATTTACTCCTAAATCTAATGGAATTATTATCCCAAACGACCAACTTAAAAACTTTGGCGGATTCCGCCACATGGGTGGAGATGTTCACCATGATAAATCTTATGTTGTTGGAGAAAAGGGAACAGAAGCCTACATCCCAAATGACACGGCATTTGCTAATAAATTATTAGGAAAACTTGGTGTTCCAAGCACCGCAACAAACCTTGAAGCAATGCAAAAATGGATGGCATCTGAGGGCGGTCACTGGAAAAACACAGCAGGATATAACCCACTTAACACAACACTTAATCTTCCAGGATCAACTCTTATGGCAGCTGGTCCGGGTCGTGCAGCCGGTGTTCGTCACTATACCGACTGGGAACAGGGTCTTGAAGCTACAGCAATTACATTGACTGGCCGTAAGGCTGGGGAACGTGGTTATACTGCAATTATTCAAGCAATGCGTGATGGTAAGTCTGTTGAAGAAATTTTAGGTTCTATTAATAACTCGGCTTGGCGTAGCGGTAAAGTTAATGACCCTAGCGCCTCATACCTTGGCGGATCTGGAACTAACTCAACACCTACAGCATCTGACGGAACAGTTGATTATAATCAAGTTTTGGCAAACTCAATGAAATCTGGTGAGTTCCAAAAAGCTATGAAAAACCTTAATACACCAGCTGGTATGGCAACTGCTGCTTCTTTCCTTACTTCTCTAATGGGTACTGAAGGGTATGGTGGAGCTGCTAAAGCTGCGTCCTCAGCGGCTTCAATGTTCACAATTAACATTAATGTTCCAGGTGGCGCAAAAGTTAATGAAAAGACGCTTGCAGCAGAGCTTAAAAAAGTTATGGATCAATATGCTAAAGACTCAAAGGTGGCTAAAAAATAATGGCAACATCTAAATACACTTTAAGCCCTTTTTGCGGAGCGGTTTCGGCAACAAGTGCCACAACTAAAGCAGCCCAAGATGCTGCTGCAAAAGCTGCTGCTCAAAATAAAAAACTTAAAGAACAATTAGCTGCCGAAAAAGCTCGTTTAGCAAAGTTAACAAGAGTAAACAAGTCAACAAACGCTACTCTTGCAAAATACAAAGCAAAGGAAGCGGCAGACAAAGCGGCAGTTGATGCAGAGCTAGTTAATGCAGCCCGTTCTGATGAAAAAGAGCCAACTACTAACATTCCAAAACCTGAAGATACCGGAACTAACGATCCAACTGATTATCAATGGAATTTGCCACCTCATTCTTGGAGTCTTCCTTTAAGACCAATTCAACTTGAAGGAGAGGGTTTCTTGGGCGGTCAATACCGTAAAACACCGGAATCTTTTCATGGACTTCGTCGCGGGCGCGTTTGGAGTTGGGATTCTCCAGAAGAAGTTACAAAATATAACCAAGAGTTTGGAAAAGATTCAAAAGGCTCTACTGCTGTTGAAAAAGCTGGAAAAGCTGACACTAATAACTCTAAAGTTTTAACTCCTAGCTACAAGTACGGTTTTCAATTTATGTGGAACCCTGCTGAGGTTACAAGCACTGTAAACAGAAATATGGACGTAACCCCGTCCTCTGCTGATAAATTACGTGTTGTATCTGGTGTTTTTCCAGGACAAGAATCTGTTAGTTTTAACGTAATGCTAGACCGCACAAATGATTTTGCCTGTGCCCGTGGTTTACAAAAAACTGGTGCATTGTCAGAGTTAAAGGTTCTTGAAGAATATTATAAAAATTCTTATTATCCAACAACTAATACAAAAACAACTTTTGAAGAAAAAATGGATGCTCTTTTAAAATATGGAACAATGGCAGACCTTGAGTATTTGTTTAAAGGTATTAATGGATCAGGTCTTGGAGATGGTGAGTGGGCCTCTTTGCTTGGAAAAAAGACGGCTAACCTTGGATATTTACAGCCAACTTTAATGGGTGTAACACTTGGACCGGATCGCACAACCTCATTATCTTACGTAGGTTGGATTACAAGTATTAGCATGTCGCACTCATCATTTACTGAAGAAATGATACCTCTTCGTACAACTGTAAGCTTTACAGTAGAGTGTTTTGCTGGAAGCGGAATTGGGGGCGGTGCATAATGTCAATCTATAAAGGCTCTCGTTACTATTATTCAACAATTGACTTTTTTTCTCCTAAACTAGAAGAAGCAGACAGACCGTACGTTATGTACAACTTTTCTTCTTTAGGGCTTACTAACTACTACGAACATGAATATATTCAAGGTGAGCGGTTAGATCAAATTGCTTTTAAATACTACAAACGGCCAGAAGCCTGGTGGTATATTGCTGAATACAACCCTGAAATTGTTGATTTTAATAACATTGTTCCTGGAACCATTCTAAGGATACCAAATGTTTAACTCAGTTTTAGTTAGATTTCCAGAAGTCCCAAATGGGCCTAGAATTGTTTATTCTTTAGATATGGTACAAGAGCGCTATGCCCATGAGGTTATAACTATTGTGTTTAAAGACTGGGATACTCAATACGATGCCATAACTCCTGGAACTGCTATTCAAATCTCATTATTTGGAGCAACTGATGTGCGACAGATTTACGGCTACATTCACCATATTGTTCCAAACAGAACACCGGGAACTAACTTCACAGAAGTAGTTGCTATTGGTGCTTCTTTTCCTTTTAAAAAACCAGCTCAAAAAGTGTATACAAATATTACGGCTGATCAAGTAGTGCAGCAAATTGCTAAAAATCATGGTTTTGTTTGCTATGCCACCCCGCACCCTCGCGTCTACCCTCAAATTATTCAAGCTGGGGATAGTGATTGGTCTTTTATGTCCAGGTTAGCAAAACAGTGTGGATACACACTTCGTGCAGAAAACACAGAGTTGTATTTTCAACCTATGCTTGAAGACTTTACAAAGTACAAAGAAGAGGCTTTAAGTTTTACAATGCGAACTTCAAGTGACCCTCGAGGATCTACTTTGTATTCTTTTAATCCTGAAATTGGTGAATCAATACCTTATGAGGATGCGATGAAAGCAGCAGTATCTGTCTCGGGAATAGATAAATTAGCCTCTGTTCCAGGATTAATGGCGTATACACAACAAAAACGTAATAAAACAACAAAAAGTAAATATCAAGCAGAGTTTTTTGATCGTTTTGATGTAGGAACTGTTGTTCAAGACCCAGAAACAGCAAAATACGAAGCAGAAGCTGCTGAAAGTAGAAATGCTTTCCCTTACAGAGCTTTTGCAGAAGTTCTTGGTCAATCTAATTTGCGTCCTGGAATGCCTGTCTACTTGTCGGGTGTTGGAGAGTTTTCAGGTTATTGGACCATTTTATCCGCACACCATATGCTTGTTGAAGAAGAGCTAAACCGTCATCGTTATACAACTGTGCTTGAAGTTGGAACAGATTCTTTTGGTGGCGCAACACGTGGTCCTGACAACAAAATTGTTACTAAGCCAACTGAAACACCAAAAAGAACAATTATTCCTGGCGTAAAACAAACTAAACGTACACCAAAAACCGTTATTAACAAGCCTTTTAAAACCGTAAACGGATCAAACAAAGGTAGTTTTGGGACAATTGAAAACAGGGCAAAGCCTAGCTACAATAATAGAAGTAACGCCCCAGCTACATGGAAAAGTGGGACTAAGTCATTGAGTACTGTAATTATAGAGCCAAAAAAACCAGCTGCTATTGTGGCCCGATTAGCAAAGAAGTATAAATAATGGATTACATCGAGCGTTTTTATGGGCTTTATGAGGGGATAGTAACTGACGTACTTGACCCCGACAACCTTTCAAGGATAAAGCTTATTGTCCCTCAAGTGACTGGGTCGGCAGAAACTAATTGGGCTCAACCATGCTTACCAATCACTTCTAACAGTAACCACCCAGATCATGTATCTCACACAGCCGCTCAGGTAGCTGCGTTATTGGTAAACCATAGCCTTTCAACAACTACAAGCACAGACGGAACACCAAGCCACACACATACTGTTACAGCAACCTTGTCTCACACAGGGACTGGTGGACCCTTAACTCACGCACACAAAACTGTTGCTAATACTGATCAACGTTGGAATGATGAACAAGAAACAAATATTACAGCGGAACATACGCCTCATAGGCTAGTCCCTGTTTTGGGTCAAAAAGTTTGGGTCATGTATATTGCCGGTGACCCTAATTTTCCAGTCTGGATGGGGGTTACTCTAAATGTCATCTAAAGCCATATCTCTACCGTTTTCATTTGATAATTTTGGTTCGGTAGGATACTCGCGAGACGAAAAGAAGATTTGGCAAGACCGGGTAGTGATGGTAGTCATGACCCGACTTGGCGAACGTATTATGCGCCCAACCTTTGGCACAGCTGTGGGAAGCACAATATTTGAGAATGTTAACGACGCTATTGTTCTGATCGAGCAAGCCGTAAGCGGAGCATTTACAAGCTTTTTATCCCCGCTTATCCTAACAAAAGTCAAAGCAAGCGTTGATCCTATCGATGGATACGTAGTTATTGAAATCACTTACCGATACAATAGGGCCGAAAACGAACAAAGTTTAAAGATAAAAACCGCAGTCTTCAGCCGTACTGGAGAACTAGTCATAGAAAGGCCTCAAGATGGCAGATAACTACATCCCGCAGATTGACTACACCTCTAGGGATTACGCCTCTATCCGTGAGGACTTAATTGACCTTATTCAATATTTTGCACCCGAATGGACTAACCGCGACCCGGCAGACTTTGGCATTACCTTACTTGAAGCTTTTGCTTTTATGGGCGATAACCTTCACTATTACATAGACCGCGCAGCTAATGAAGGGTTCATTACTACCTCTAGCCAACGCGACAATGTTCTTCAGCTTGCCCGTCTTCTTGGATACCAAGCTACAGATAACACAGCCTCAAAAGTTACTTTAACTTTTCAAAATTCTACTACAGAGACAATTACAGTCCCTAAGCTTACTCGAGTTGCTACATCAAACGTAGTCAGCAGCAGCAGCCCCCAGATTATATTTGAAACTGATGCTCAAGTTGTTGTTCCGGCAAAAGGATCTGGCGGAACTATTACTGTAACCGCTACTCAAGGCGTAACCGTTCCTAATGAAGTTATTGGAACATCAACAGGTGAAGCTAATCAAATATTTGAACTTGCTGACGGCCCAGTTATTGATAAAAGTATCACAATTGTTGTAGGAAGTTCTACATACCAGTATGTTCCTTATTTAATTGACTACAATAACTCTGATCCAGTATTTACAACCTACACAAACGCAGAAAATACTACGTACGTTTTATTTGGTGATAACATCAGTGGCCGTATTCCACCTGTTAATTCTCAAATTACAGCTACATATCGTGTTGGTGGTGGTACTTCCGGAAACGTAGGTGCAAATACTATTTCTTACATTATTACAAATGGAACATCTGGTTTAACTGTAAAAAACCAATATATTAGTGCTGAAGACTCTGGCGCAGCCGCTGGAGGCGCAGATCGTGAATCAACAGATGCTATTAGAGTAAACGCCCCTTTAAGTTTACGTTCATTAGACAGAGCTGTTGCAACCGCAGATTACGCTGCTCTTTCTGTTAAAGGTGGGGCAGCTAAAGCTGTAGCTGTAGCTGATGTGTATACAAGCGTAACCGTCTATGCGGTACCGTTTGGAGATAAAGGCGTGACTAGTGATGGAGTAACTCCTTCTGGAACCTTTAACGCTTTAAAAACAGTTCTTAACACTTTTTTAATAGATAAAATCCCAGCTAACACATCTGTTACTTTTCAACCAGCAAGCTACGTAGATGTTCTTATTGATGCTGCAATTACATGTTTACCTCAATATAAGCAAAGTAAAATTCAAGCAGACGTAACAGCAGCTCTTGATACTTTGTTTGATATTGATAATGTTGTGTTTAATGACAGAATAACAATTAATGACATCACATCAACAATTAACTCAATTGAGGGCGTTGCTTTTGTAGAGCTTGAAAAACTTATTAGAACTGACGAAAACATTACAAAAGTTGTTGATCAAAAAACACTTACTAGTGGGGTGGCTACGCTTAGAACTACCACTGTTCACGGCATTAAAATTGGAGATATCATTAAAGTAACGGGTATTGACAACGACTTTAATGGTATTTATGCAGTAACAGTTGTTCCTAGTACTACAACTTTTAGCTATGTTGCTATTGGTACTACAATTACAGCTACTGCTGTTGTAGGCGGGTCTGTTACTGTCCTGAAAACAACAGACATTATTTGCGACCTTAACGAGATCCCTGAAAAAGACACTTGGACTCTTACACTTAGCGGAGGCATAACTATCTAATGTCACGCTATGGGATTAACTATTATAATTTAGCTTACTACGGCCCGGATAACGCCTCACAATACGTTGCTGGTAACTTTAGTGCTTTCTCGTACGGGTACGGAAAGATCCGTTTAAACTGGGATAGCCCTGCCGGAACATGGGCAAAAATTAAATTAGTTAGAAACTCTTATGGTTTCCCCGTAAACCCTTGGGATGGCGACGAGCTTATTTCAGCGTTTATTGAAACAGACCCAACTACATATCTTGATGAGCTAGATTTAGTAAAAGGAGCTTATTACTACTACTCTCTTTTTGTGCTTGAAATTGTAACCTACACATGGGTTAGAGTGGGAGACGCAACTGGAGTCTCAACAAAAGACTTTGGTTATACAAACAAGCTTTACAGCGGCCTTCCAGATGTTCATAAAATTACTAATGTATACGATGCTTCTGGTAATTATGATAATAATGATTTATACAAGTTTTTGTCTCTTTTTGGTTTTGAATTAGACCGTACCTATACAGAAATTTCTTTGTTAAATAATCGTTATGATATTCAAAAAGTACGAGGAGATCTAGTTCCTTTATATTTACAACAATTTGGGTACTCTTACGAAAAAGAAATTGGTTATCAACAATCCCGTATTTTAGCTCGTGATGCAATTCAGATTAGTAAAGAAAAAGGAAGTTCTCAAGGTTTACGAGAGTTTATTAAAGCTTTTACGGGATACGCAGTTCCAAAACCAGTAGGAACCGAGGCTGTCCCACCTGTTGACGGCCTTACTAGAGGTCATAACTTGATGTTAGACCATAATGACTCTTCTTTTGAAGAATCAATTGGTCATTGGGCTTCTTCTAACAGCACTGCTGCTTTAAATACTGTTAGAAAATATTATGTAAAAAAGATGAGTATTGCAAGCAACGTAGCTACTTTAGTTTTAAATAAAACTCACACTTATAAAGTGGGAAACAAATTTACCTTAAGCGGGTCACCTTTTAATTTATTTAATACCTCTACAGCTAAAACTGTTACAGCGGTTACTTCTAACTCAATTTCTTTTGCTTTAACTGGCCCAGAAATGCCTTTGCAAAATGCTTACAACAAAGTAAGCAAAGCTTACCCACTTATTACGCCATCACCCCTACCTTGGGCTGAGGCAACAGCTTCTACGTTTACACCAAATAAACAAAGTGGAGTTTTATCTGTTATTAACACTAGCGGGTCTACTGCAACAATTAAATTTGAATGCGGTTTGGCAGAACCTATTACTAGAGGTATACCGGTCACGGCTGCTTTAAACTACACATTTAGCGGCTACACAATTACCGGCGGTACTGCTAGATCTATCACTATGGGAATACGTTGGTACAACCGTTTTGGAGTATTTATCTCTGAGTCTTCCGGTACAGCAAGTAACAACGCGACGGGTGAGTTTGTATCAGGCAGTCGTAAATCTGTAACCGATGCAGCACCTGCTGGGTCTTACTACGCGGTCCCTACTATTCAAATAGCAAGTGCTGCTGGATCTGGCAGTGCTGAATACCATTATTTTGATGCTCTTCAATTTGAACAAGCTAACGCTGCCACTTCTTTTGATGAAGCTAGACAAATTCACTTAACCCTTCGAGCTTCTCGAATTAACGAATTAAAGAACCCTGCGTTTATTCAAACAGGCAGCGGACCTATAACTATTAACCCTTGGACTTTTACAAACTCAACTATTAGCTTTGCTACAACTAGCCAGCAACCTGCTGCTGAGGTTTACACTGTTATTAGAAAAAAGATCCTTGATAGCACAGCAACTTTAACCCTTAACGTAACACATGAGTTTAGAACTAACCAGAAAATTGTTGTTTCTGGTATGGGGGCTCCGCTAGACGGTGTTTGGACAATTATTGAAGACCCAACACCAGAGACTGCTGGAATTAAAAAACGTGTTAGTTTTACTATTTCTGCGGCAAACGTGTCTGAAGTTGACGCTTCAGGAATCATGTTTGAGGCTGGAACTGCAATTAAACTAACAGCAACCGGATCATCAGTTGTTTTAAAATCTTGGGATGGGTCAACTAACAACCAGTTAATGCCAATTAACTACCCAAATAGCTCATACACATTTAGCGTTTATGCTCAAGCAATGAACGTGGTAGACACAATAACTCCATCTATTACTTGGTATAACAGCTCCTATGGAGTAATTAGCACTACAAGTGGAAGAGCGGCAAAATTAATTTCTACAATAACAGACGTTTCTGGAAATGGTAACTTTGTTACATACCAGTCTCAAAATAACTTTGTTGTTGGTCAAACTGTAACTATTAGTGGAATTACAATGATTGACGGCCCAACATACAATTTAGCCGACGTAGAAATAATTAGCGCAAATGAAAACCAATTTATTGTTAGAGCTGGAGCTAATGGTCGTTATCAAACTGGGGGTACTGCTACTCCTACGGTTGGAGTTGCTGACTGGATTAGACCATATGTAACATCTACCGCCCCAAACAACGCGGCTTACGCCTCTGTTCAAGTAACTTGGGATACAGTAAGTGCTAGAACGATTAACTACGACTCAGCTTTGTTTGAAAACTCAGCTGGTGTTGGTTCTTATTTTGATGGCGCCGGTGGAACAGCTTCCCCAGCTGACATTTATTGGGAAGGTGGATCTACAAACGCTGGTAGAAGCCACTTGTATAAGAACCGTTTTGCCGCAATAAGTCGACTTTTGAGCGATAGATTGCCAGAACAGCTTATGCCAAACACCCCTGTAACCCTCTACTTGGCACAACCGTCTACCTGATGTAAGGTGGGCCTCCCCTACCAAGGAGGTCCAAGTGGACAAATATTATGTGCTCGTTGCCGGCAAAGGAACTACTAGCCGAGCTAATCTAGAAGCATTAATGGAAGATCATTATTACGCTAATGGTCCAAGCGGAACTTTGGTTCTTGCCTATAAAGATAAACCAAGCCAAGGACAAGTTTTTGCTACTCAACTAGCAAAAGACAAAGGCAAAGACCTTTTAGTCTTTACAACAGAGTCTGGAAAGTTTGATGGGATTCCATCAGCAAGTGTAGATATTTCCGACAATCCAATTAAAAAAGCGGTTGCTCACATTAAAGGATCTAAAGCATCAACATTCTTGCTATGGTCTGATGAAGACTCCGACTGCCAAAACACTCTATCGGCATGCAAGGACGCGGAAGTCCCTTGCTTTGACCTAACTGAGGGTTTAATCCCGCTCAACCCTTCTGCAACCATAAAAGAGTCTGTTGAGCCAAAAATGCCAAAGCAAGAATTGACTAAACCTGTTGAGGAGATTGAAGAAGATGGCGAGGAAGAAGAAGACGAAGAAGATGACGAGGACGAAGAAGAAACTGACGAAGAAGAAGACGACATGGACAATCTCTACTTTGGAATCCAAGCCATTGCCAAAATCTTCGCAAAAGCAATCGTAGAGGAACTTGAAAAAGGCAAGGAAGACAAGTAGGAGTGCTTTCGTATCGTTCCATAGGTATCTACATGTACTTGCTCGTGGCAAGGCCTCAGATAAGCGCTGAGGGCCTTTCAAAGCTATGTTCCGAAGGTGAGAAGGCCGTAGGGTCTTGCCTTCGAGAGCTCCGTGAAGCGGGGCTTATTGTTACCAGAAAAGAGCATATCAATGGCCATATAATGACCATTAGCTATGTTGTGGAGCCCGATTCGTGGACCGCAGAAACGGCGGTACTGATACAGCACACACCGCTATATAGCTTATTAAGAACTAATAGCTTATATAGCTATAAGCAAGAAATAGTAGCGGGCGAAGCCCGCGACGAATACATCCAAGTCGATTTAAAAACAGGAGGAGAGATGAGCTTTCCGCGAGAGTACGATGATTCCGCAGTTCCGTTTGATCCAGACGACATGACTGAGTTTGCCCGCAAGAGCCGCGAACGCCGGCAAAAGGCTTATAACGAAATTAAACAGGAACAGTTTGATATCCGGATTAAGGATAAGTCAACTAGAGATCCGTTTGACTGGAGCCCGCAGCAATCCTGCGACGAATTTGTAAAGCGATGCAATGACCTTTGGCACGTTCAACCTTGGACTATGAACAAGAGCCGTTTTAATATAGCGTTTAGTAACGCTCGTAAAGCTTACGGCACTAAGGGTGACCTTGAGCTTAAGATGATGGATTTATATTTTTCTCAGATTAAAGATCGCACAGACATTAACCAGCCTGAGCATGTTTGGAAACGATTTATTACACAGTTTAGTAATCTACAAACTGAAGCCCGTCGACTTATGATTACTACGGATGATATGGTTACCGAAACGATTAAGGCTGAGAAGTCTTTGGAATGGTTGGACAATGTTTAGAGTTGATGATTTAAAGATTCGACGTAAGAGTTGGGTTAAAATGGCAGGTATACCAACCGCACGTCTTGGATGGACTCTTGATGATTGCTCTGATGCAAAACCAAAAGATGTTGAAACAATTCGTAAGTGGATCAAAGCCGTTAAAGATGGTCACGTCATTCGTGCAGCTGGTCAACCATTCTGCGGTAAGGGCTTAATGTTTTTTGGAACCCCGGGACAGGGTAAAACAACACTTGCTCTTTCTGCTTTGCAAGAGATTATGACAACACTTCCTTTGGAGTCTTTTGACGTTAAGGAGAGTGGGACTTTAATTAGACCTTGCTACTTCATCACTTACCACGGTCTTCTTGAATTAAAGGGCTTTAAGATGGACGGGTCCATGACAGATGACCAAGAAGTGATTATGGACGGCATACTAGGAAATTGTGCTAATGATGCCTATAACATCCGTGTTTTGATCTTGGACGACCTAGGAAAGGAGCATGCCACAGAAAGTGAGTGGCAAAGGAACGTTCTTCATCACGTTTTACGTACCAGATTTAACAATGGATTGCCTACAATTGTTACCACAAACATCAAGCGCGATGATTGGGCTGGACTTTATGGCGACGCTACGCAAAGCTTTGCACATGAAATTTTTGGATACATGCCAGTTGAATCAGAGCGAGGGGACCTACGTAAATGAAGGAGAACAAAGTGAGCAGTGATCTTAAGCTAGTTCAGGTATTCCTTCCTCAAACAGAAGTTTCAGGTCCAGGTATATACGAAGTTTCAGTAGGTGAGCCTAACGAATTTTATTGCACTTGCCCCGGTTTTATTAGCCGCATGAAGTGCAAGCACATTACTTTTGTTAAAGCTAGAATTTCAACTAACAATGGAAACTATCCGTTAGAGATTTCAAGCCGCGCTACTCCAGAAGACGCAGAAAAAGCCAAGGAGTCAAACCGCGAGTTCCGCGAATTTATTATTAAATTTGGTAAGGTTGAGGTAATATAACTAATGAGAAATGGGGACATCAGTAACGAGCTCCCCAAGAGAATATTAGTTGTAGAAGATGTATTCTTATTAATCGAGCTCGAAACTAAAAAACTTTTAAAATTTGTACCTGTATCTAAAGAACTTAAAAAAGTCCGCAAGGATGTATTAAGCTATTTGTACTTGTACACAGTAAAACAAGGTATTACTCTTGAGTTAATCTCTTACACAATGGGAGGTGAAACTTTAGATACTTTTTATAATGATCTTGATAAGATAGGTACAAACCCGTTTAGATACTACAACTCATACGCTTCTCCGCAAAGAGTTGTGGCTGATTTACCATACAGACCAGAAGTTATAGGTGTGATAGACATACCTACTCGAGCACTACAATACGGACACTGGGGATTGGATATGAATAGCTTATGAATCACGAAGCAAAGCTACTAAGCAGCGTTGTTACATCACGCAACTTAGCCCCACTTCTTGAAAATAATATTAATGAGTCTTGGTTTTCAGATGCTAATGATCGAAAGGTTATTACTTTTGTTCTCCACCATAACAGCTTGTACCGCGAATGCCCAAGCTTTGAAGTTATTAAAGATAATTTTCCAACCTTTGAACCAGTACCTGTAGAGGACACGGTTGATTATTTAATTGACCGCCTTGTAGATGCGCGACGTAAGCAAAGAATTATTTCTACTATTGGTTCTGCTCTTGAAGTTATTGAAAGAGAGCAAGACCACGAGGGCGCACTCCAAGCTATGGAGCGCGGAATTATTAAACTTGAAGAAGACGGGCTTACTCGCTCTAACGATATTGAAATTACCAATGAAGCTAAATCCGGTAAGGATGAGTA